GTCTGAGCAAAATTTCCCCCATGGTCACCCATGGAGTACAAAACTCTTGAAATAAAGGTAACCACAAAGGTGGACTTTAGAAACTCACAAATGTGAGAATACAGATGACTGTAACATCTATATTTTTATTGTTGCGGGATAAACCCGCGGGCCCCATCCAGGGTCCACATCTTTTTACAGTAGATGAACTGCGCGTACACATGGTGCGATTTAAACCATGAGGGCTGTAGTTTCAAGACAATACCCAGGTCTGTTGCCCATGGTCGGGCCTATGGTATTGGAGCAGGATCACCCACAATCCAATCTACTGTTGGAGTACAGCAAAAGAAAATGCAAGTGAAATCTGGACCAGCGCCAGCAGAGGTTATTAATGTTGTATACCCCAGCTCCTCTGTCGCTGTGGTGTTTGCAGTGGTCACACAAACCAGCACTCCTTGACGATCAGTACCATCAAAAGAAGCCCCCTCAACATAATTGAGAGGATTAGCTAATGAAAAATTATGATTATTATAATCGGGAAGGTTGAACATGCCAGTTGGATTTAAACCCGCACTTGTCATAGCCATCCCCGCCAAACCATTTCGATTAAAATTAATTACGTCGAGATTGGCGGTTTTGACATTGAAACTTGCTGAGCCTGAAATCGATGTCTGACGCACTACAACACGATTAGCTGCTGTGATACCACTAGTGTCTGTCACACGAATAAACCGAATGTCATTAGGTACAATTTTGGGGCTATTTGTAGTAACACAAAAATTTGTGCTACCACGAAAACCCACATACATTGATGTCACCCATGGCATGGGATGCATTGTGTTAAATGCATAGTTCTTAGGTCCTGCTGTAATAACACCACTGGCCGCTGTGGGCCATGCTGCTAATGCATTAAAACCTGGAACATATGGCATACGACACAAACCTTTCCGGTAAAGATTGTAAGCACTGGCCGTCCCAATTGGCAACGGAACAGTGTCCATAACAACCATTCTATGCAACAATTTCCGCAGAGAATGTATAGATTCCCCAAAATTCATACCGTATCTGTTTGGTTCTGGAACTACGGGTGCACCGAAGTGCACTTCCGATTGCAGAGCAAACAAAGATGGTAGAACGGCTGTGCCAGTAGATGTGACACCTCCAGAAGGGTTGGCAAATTCAAAATCATCTCCCGCACTAACAAAAGCCAAAATTCTAATTGAGGAAGATGTTGGTGCTTCTAATGTGTTATAAATTCGCACACTAATCGTGCCATTATCTGATGGAAAACGTGAAGACAGTGCTGATGTAGACCAATTGTTAGAAGAAGCATTGGTATCCGTCCTAAACCAACCCAATTCTTGGTGGTACGGAACAGTAATAGTGACCTCATCTGTTTCGCCCAAATCCAAGATATGGGTATAAACAAGATTCGTGTCTACATTTGTGGTGGAAATGTCAAAGATTGGGTCATAACTGATCTTAATTCGACCCTTATGATATTTCGTTCCAATTATCTTGAAACGGAATTTCAAAGAACCGCGCCAATTTTCGAACATAGCACCAATGTGGGCTAATGGAACCATATTGGTCCGTTTGCCCACTACTGCAGACGCCAAACCAACAATATCTTCAGAAATTTTCAAATCAGGCGTTACACGTACTGACAAAAGTAATGTATCCTCAGCAGCAGCTGTTGACCACGTACATGTTCCAAAGTAAGATTCTTTCTTCTTCAAATAAGACAGTGCCATCTCATCATGACCCATAACACCAAAAGGTGTAGGATCAATAGATAATTCTGTCTTCGGATCGAGAGCCAACTTCTGGTATGGTACTGAGATCTCTGCTGTTGCCAACTGTGGTGCACTCATGGGGTGATAAGGTGAAACATTGTCGATATTCGGTACGTTCGTAAAACCAAACATACTTGCAATCGATGACACCGCACTCGCTCCAATCTGTGTTGCACGTGCAAACCTACCTATAATAGGCACGTTGACAAGGTGTCCAGCAAAATTTGAAATGGCAGTGGCAGGTTTTGAAACCGGACCATTGCCATACTCATCTTCTGACTGCAAAGTCAATTTACCAGTAGAACCCATGAGTTCAACATCAGATAACCATGCTAGTGTACGCACAGTAACTGTGGTAGGACCACCTGCTATGGCAACGTCTAAATTGGCAAAGATTGTATAAAACAATGCTCCAAAATCTACAACGTTGCTATTACTGGTTAAATCCAGCCAATTACGACTGTACATAAAAGGCAACTCCATTTCTCCCCCTGCATTCAAGGTTGGGTATATGTAAAAACCCGGTAATTGTGAAAGCGGAACGAGATTTGAAGTAGCAGACGCACGAAATTTTCTGGTAAGATTACCATCCATAGGTTGATAACATACACGCATAGCTCCATACTGGAAAGGCGTAGCATTTAACAAAACTTTAATATGGAGTTTAGCTCGTAAAAAAGCAAAATTCTCCAATTTCCGTTTAACTGATGCAGTATTAAGCAACAGTTTCCATGGTTGGATGGTCCTATATAAACCAAGTGGGTCAGCTACAGCCCATGTAAAAGTATCTATAGTGGTTGGTCGTGCCAAAAATTCACCCAAGGATAAATCATCGGTGGAATCAACCACTGCAACACTATTACGTGAGTCTGCTGCCATAACTACTTCACCGATATTCGAATCAATAAAGTAAGTCGTGGCATGTGTGTCTGCAGAGGAAGCTTCCTCTGCAGGTTGCTCATCAGCTTGTAAAACAAACATTTTTGAGCAAAGTTGGGTGTCAAATAACGTCTCAACATGTGAGAGGACTTCAGTTTCCTCTACATCTCGCGACGCCACTTGCGCACCCTGTGATCTGTGACAATTAATACTACACGAAAACAAGCTGTCATTTGCTTGTGATGTGTGAGCAATACTTCTAGTGATTGCTTCAACATTAATATTTTCTTTGATAAACTTTTGAGACATGTAATATACATATATATAGCTAGCCTAAACTACATCTACGCTTGGACAGTTTTACCAGACGCCCGCCAGAACCTATCATAAAGTTCCTGCCAAGTCGGCAAGGTCTGGTCCGTAACATAAGAACTATAAGGTTCTATTTTAAGAATTGTACGGAAAAATTCATTATGTCTATTGAATATCTCTTTACCATAGAAGAAATACTCATTATTGGCAGAGACAATAACTGCCACCATCTGTTCGTATGAATTAATGGTACCCGAAGGCAACCACACAGTCAGTGAACGATGGATAGATTCTTCCTCCAGAGGACACACGTAGCAACCTATATCTTCATCAAGACGCCAAGTGCGCTTAAGAAAAGATACAGAATCAATATGTATATATGGTATGGAGGCCGAACCTTTGTCAGCCATAGTATAACGCACACCTATTGTTGCTAAAACACTCTGAATAGTGGTGTGAGTGAAAAAAGAAGCTCTTTCAGAAACTCCCATAACATTATCATCACCATAAGTAAATAAAGCAACAAAGATTTTGAAATGTTCTACTGAACCTCCCAAAGCACCAAAAGCATAACGCATATATAATGAGTTTACAATGCCATTAATGATGACTGTGAGAGGATGGCCAGAGGGGTTTGTTCCAAAGAATTCCAATATGTCCCCATTGATATTAGTCAAGGGGAATGCAATGTCGTTTCCAATGCAAAAAATTTCCCTGATCTCTTCCTCTGCAAAACCTGCACGCTCATAGAACATACAAATAAACTCAAAAGCTGCCAAAATAAAATCAGCAATCATTCCTTTATCGTAAGATTTGTAATCTCCAGCGACCATGCGTTCTGCACCATGCTGGGTCAAATGCTGACGCAATTTATCCCAAGCCTCGGATTGAGCTACCATTCCTGGGCCCGACTCGAAGACGTAAGAATTTTTCTGCACCAACCGAACAAAAGTCAAAAGTCGTGATCTCACAACCAGGCTCCAATCCACAGGTCCACCAGCAAAAAGTCTCGTCTTCTTGATCTTGCACTTTTCCTTTGGTGTGGCTTCATCTTTCAAATGACCTACAAAAACAGGGAAAGCACGTTCACCACGTGCATACTTAGCTTTTATATCATCTACACGTTGCCATACTTCTGGATCAAAATCAACGCCATCAGGATAGAGTTCATCTGGACACAAATGCAGGTACTGCTTTTTTGTTGTATTCCACGGGAAACCCATGGAAGTGTTCGTGTTCATTTTATCAATAAATTTTACACCAGGTAATCCATTAATGGAAGCTCTGTTGCTCAAAAAGAGCAACTCCTTCTCCCAACCTTCTGGTAAACCTTGCATTATTTCATCGAAATATCCCTTAACACAACGTTTGAGCAATGACCTGTCATAGGTGACAACCGGTGCTACCATTTGGACTAGATTCTGTCTCCATGGTTCCCAACCTGTCATGGCTGGTTTATCATGTTTAATACCTACACCAAAGTGTGTGCAAACTTCTTCACTAAGTGGAGTCTTGCAAACTTTGCTTTTTGGTCTTGGTCGAAAACCGGGGAGTGTTCCATAAATGTTTACACTACCAGCTTCCAGATATCGTACAAGACTTTTGTGGTGTGGTGTCAACAATGAGACTTCACTATCAATACCTAGTTTGGGACCACCACAACCTTGGACAATAAAGTGTTTTGGTATAAGAGTGTCTATCATATAACTAAGTGTGCCCTTCTTTATAAAGGGGACACCAAATACATGACCATGACCAACTGTGTGAATACCACACAACACTGGCCCCCGTGGAGTCATCCCAATAGCCAAGGAACCACAGTCACCGGACCGAGTTTCCTCACTACTTTTGCCTAAAAGCATGTCCATTTCCGAACCAAGTACTTCTACTGGGAATTTTTCATGAACACGCACACCATGTACGTCGAGACAACGCACATTTGCGTGTTTGTCTCTTTTCAGCATACATAAGCGGCTGATGTGCATATCGTTTTCCACCCAAAATTTGAAAATATCCTTATAGGGTGGTAGCGATTTAATTAAGAAAACAGTAAGATCCCGATCCGGCTTGTGGATCATATCACTACGTGAAATATCAAACGTTATGTTGGAATTTACCCGCAATGTAGGATCAGTTTGAGTGACGGTAATCTTAAAATGCTCGCCATGTCTTACGGTGTGGTAGTTGATTAGACAAATCTGCCCAACCAACATCACACCTCCCGTACGAGTCGTATGGTTAGAATCCGTGCTGTATATTGTCAAATGCACCAAATTCTTACTAAAAACATCGCGCAATTCGTTTGGTGTCTTTGTTGTCAGACTGGTAGAGGAAACAGGCATGTCAAAATTTGTCAAGTCTATTGTAGGATTGTACCATACATTCTGGTCAGCCTCTTTTGCCAATTGACTTTCTACAGTCCCGTGCATATTCCCTTGTACATCAAAATGTGATGCATCATGGACTTTGCTATCTTCCAATGGATAACTAACACTAAGGACATGTTTTTTAACAGCAGCACGTTTCTCACCATCTATTGTAACATATATTTCCTCCTCTTCATCCTCCTCCACAGAAGCGGGTGGTGCCTTACTGACATCACGCGGTGGAGAAGTTTCGAAAAAACTGGAAGACATGCTATAACCAGCAAAGGCTAAACCAATTGCCGAAAGAATCATGAGATTTCGTTTGGTTTTTTCCCCAAATTCCAATTTGTTGAAAAAACCCAGAATTTTAACCTGGGTCTCTTCATTGAAAAATGGCAAACAGATTTTAATGGCCGCATAGCGAATAACACGTTGTCTCACCAGTGGTTGCAACAGACGCTGAACTATGGAAAAACTGTATATCCACAATACCAATTGTGTAACATAATAAACGAGCCAATCTATGAAATCTAATTCAATATTGTCACTCTGCAACATACACAGACACTGTGACTGTAT